TATCTTCAGTCGCTCCCACAAACGCAAGGTCATGCCTGCATCCTGCTCGGCATACCGTCCGACAAACTGAGGAGGTAACCTGTACATCTCAGCTTTGGGATCAAAGCCCCACTCCGCTGCGGATACACGCAGTAACTTCTCATCTTTGCGTTCATCGAGGTAGTCACGACCCAAGTTATTCAGGCTGTATGACCAACGGTTCTCGTCAACCACCGCCCCTGTAATCATGGTATCGATGATTCGACCCTCAACCTTGACGCCCTCGGCACGTAGCCAACCTAAATCGTAGGTTGCATTGTGCATGATCTTATCTATGTCTGGCGTTGCCATCTGTTTCTGTAGCCACTTGAGCGCGATCCTCGCGTCCATGTTGTGACCGTTCTCATGGCGGATCGGGAAGTATCCCTGCCAATCCCCTGCGGCTACGGCTATACCTACGATGTATCCATCTTTACGAACCCATCCTGGCCCTAACGTTGTCAGGTTTGGGTCACATGTTTCCAGATCGATTGAGATCTGTTTATACTTTGTAAGGTCAGGAAACTCTGATGGAATGTTCCACGTTAGTTCCTTTCCTTGGTTCATCTGCTTTGCGATGACATGATCTTTCTCAAATAGATTACCTTGACTCATCTTCAAACTCTGCTCCCAATGCTGAATATCCGCACTTGTCGATCCACGAATCTTTGTGGTCGATGGTCTCCAACAATCGACAGGTCTTCACCCAGTCCATCATCAGAGCCACATGCTTTGCTGTTATTTTATTATGTGTTGTGAATGCGTCCTGCACTATTACATTCCAACCTGTTGCTATTCGGTCGAAGTTATCCTTCGCATCTCCATAGTCTTTTGCCCTGTTACCGTTGATCAGTTCTTTCGCTGTATCTAGATAGTCGTTGCGTTTCATACTGCCTCCCATTTAAATTTTAGTTGCCCATATATTGGTTGCCACTTTCTCCCTGGACGGTTCTGCCATCCTTTGGGTTTCAATTCTACTTCGCCAACCATCTTCCATCCTGCTCCCTTCAGGCTCGAACCAGCTTCAGATTGTAAGGTGTACGTTATCATTCGTTTACCTCCCATCTGTTGCCAGATCCGCCAACACCTTCCGTATAGAAAGGAACAGGTATTCTTTGGTGCATCGTCCTGCACACATACCCTTACTACTTCCGCTGTAAATCCATCCATCATGCGCCTAGCTACTGGGTTACCTACAATAGCAACACCAACCAAACAGTCATCGTAGCTTGCACCTATGGCAAACTTCCCACCTTGTGGTGGTTTATTGTGACGGTGAAAGTTTCCAACAAACTCACGAGCTTCACGTAGACTAATAGGCACAGGTATTAGTTTCATCCTGTGCACTCCCCATCGTCCGTCTGGCATAGGAAAGCTTCGTCATCAAAGATCCAATCCCCTTGTCTGCCTACAAACTCTCCCAGTTCTTTGTACGTGCGTACATCATGGAATGATCTGTCCTTTGTTTCTTCCCAGTTCTGCCACCACTTCATGCGGTCTGGATACTCACGCCACATAGCCGCCAGTGTCGCTTCGCTTTTCAAGAAACAACCGTCACAGTTTCCTGATCCTGGGGTAATCTTTAAATCAAACCCATGCTGTTTCCAGAAGAACATAACATCCTGCTTCGTGACCCCTGCATCTGCCAACGGAAACCAGTTGTCCCACCGCTTGTCCTTGCTTTTCTTAACCCGCTTGGCTTCGTCTGCACGGATACCGATGGTGTTTGTCCAGTGCTCCCACCCGATAGACAGCAGATACCGACGCATAGTCTTGCCCTTCAACTCCTGAGTGCAGGATCTACGGAATACATTTGGTAGCATGTTGAACGAAAGGTACTTATCAAACGGCTCCCCCTCCCGCGCAGCGGAGTCCCAACTGACCGTCTGAAAGTGTGCCTTACCATTCTGATATCGATTGGATGGTGCCCTCGAATACTCAAGCCACGTAATGTCTACGCCCCAGTTTTTCTCTATGTTGTGCACAAAGTCCAGTGTCCCTGGCATCTCACGCCCAGTGTTGGCAAACAAAACCTTCACGCGATCTGGTAGATCTCCGTTAGCCTCCAGTATCCTATGCAACATATACCCAGAGGTGCGACCACCACTGAAGCTGATAAGAACATTTCCGTCGGGTAGTTTCATATCTCGTACCTGTACTTCTTGTCTGACTCTATGAGATACAGGTTCTGCTTGGCACGAGTCACTGCCACATAGAATATCCTGTCTTCATCCTCTGGATGTTTACCCTCTACACATGCTTTGGTAGATCCCAAGTACACCGCTACGTTGTCATCCTCACCACCTTTCATGGCATGGATCGTAGAGATCTTGATCCTTGGTTCTTTGTAAACGCTCTCGCCTTTTCTCTCAATAGATCTGATGTAAATCTTTTCCTGTTCCGATAATCGAATGACATCGAGAGGTGATGTATCTATGGGTGCCAACATCCCAAAGTCCTTGACCAGTTTGGCATGGGTCAGCAGTTCGTCAGGCGCAGCGGCGTCCAACAGTTTGATAGACCCACGTTTAACAACCGCACCCTCGCCCATCTTTGGCACCATCTCATACAATCTTTTGACTCTCCCGACATACGTGCCCTTCCCTGTGGTGATATCCTCCCACACAGACATCGCTTCCAGTTTCTTTTCAGGCACAGACCAGTGACCTTTGCGACTGTAGAAGTATCCCTCTTGCTCCAAGAACTCAGCTATATCGTTCACAAACGAGTTGGTTCGAGCCATGATCGTCCATGATCCCTGATGCAATGGCAGTGCCCATCGGTTCATGACCCTCGTAACTCTGCCCTCTTCCTGTCTAGGGAAGAACTCTTTCTCTAGTCTACCCGGTATGCGGTTGGAGATACCCATAGCAAGCTCCCAGACGCTCCGTGGTAAGCGGTACGACTGATTGAGTACCTCAACTCTATCTGTGCAGTTAATGAAGTCCTCAACGTTTACAGACGTCCAACGGTGGATAGCCTGATCATCATCCCCTGCAATCAACACCTCGTCCGCATGTTCGGACATCTTTCTTACCATCTTCCATTGTAGAGGTGTAAGATCCTGTGCCTCGTCAACAATCAACAGATCTAAGTTCGGTGGCTCTGCTATGTCTATGTACTTGGCAATCATGTCGGAGAAATCCACACGATTGGTTTTTGATTTGTACTCAAGCAATTGCTTTTCAATCTGCACAAGCTTGGAGAAACTCAGGTCGTGATCCTCTTCGTAGTTGAACTCAAAGTCTAAGTCAGACATCCGATAGACCGACCGCATAATAATCTGTAGGTACTTGGCTCCCGATCCCTTCATGCTTGGCATGGCTACCCCATCGTGTACGGACGTAGAGTCTGCGCCATCGAAATCTACGGCAAGCATCTCACCTAGTTTGGTAAAGTCTTGTTTGCTCATCACATCCTTTGGGGCCAGGCCCAACCCATGATACCCGGTCGCATGTAGCGTCTTAAAGTGTGGGAAGTCTTGCTTGGTAAGATTGAACTTGTCACAGGCTCTAGCAACAAACTCTCCTATCGCTTTGGTGGTAAAGGAGACCACACCAATTCGCGAAGGATGCACACCTTCTTCAAGCTTCGCCTGTACTCTTTCGATTAACGTATAAGTTTTGCCGCAACCTGGAGGTCCCAAGATCAGCGTAGCGTTATCAATCATCCGTGCGACGAGCCTCTAACCAATCGTCAATGTCCTGTTTACTCCAACGACTGGCAGATCTTCGGGCGTCCCCGTTGCCAAACTTGTATGGCTTTGGAAAGTTTCCCTCGTTTACCCACTTGTATATGGCGGACTCGGATACATCGAGCCAGTCAGCCACATCCTTGGCTTTCAAAAAATTAGAACGGTATTTCATTGTCCATCTCCTTTATCGGTATCGCTACCTCATCGTTCTCAAATGCCGGAACCCACCACACACGAACGGTGGATTTCTTTCCTTCTTCATTTACTATTGCTTTATGACCATGACACTCTTGGTCGTTGTTTAACTTCTTCAGCTGCTCTTGAACCTGTGCCCTTGTAAAGGCCGTGAACCTACGGTTGTGCAAGAACTCCATCAGTCCTGCTATAGTAAAAGACGTGTACCCTTGGTTATCTGTCCATGGTTTACCCTGTAACAATTCTTCTGGGTGTATCGCCCTGATACGACTCGTGCAGTATGCTTTGAGTAATGCTTTAAACTCCCCACTCACGGTCAGTTCTTCTGGCACTTCCTGACTAGAACTCTCCGTCATTAACTTGTGGAGCAAAGCTTGCCATGCTCTGGGTTTTATAATTGGTGGCACCATTTGTGCTTGTTCCATGCAAGCTCTCTGAAA